ATAAGAGGAATCTATGCTTAAAGAAACATCCCAAGAAACCGCTGCATCAGCTGCTGCCAAGCTTGGTGCGCCCATCTCGGTCACCACGGCATCGATCGCCGGGTACCCCGTATCAGACATCCTGTTGTGGGCGACCCTGGTTTACACGGTCCTCATGATCGCCCACAAGCTTGTCATCATCGTCAAAGATGTGATGCGAAAGGGGAAGGGGAGTTCGGAATGATGAAGCGAACGCTCATCGGTTCGTTGATTCTCTCCGCAAGCACGCTCGTTGGGATTGCTGCCTACGAGGGCTACGAACCTGTTGCCAAACCTCCCGTGCCAGGAGATGTCCCCACAAATGGTTTCGGGGCAACAAAGAATGTGAAGTCCGGTGACAAGACTGACCCCGTTCGCGCTCTCATCCGTCTTCAGGCAGATGCAGAAGAACACGCGAAGGGAATCAAGGAATGCATCAAGGTTCCGCTCTTTCAGTACGAATTCGATGCGTATCTGTCGCTGGCATACAACATCGGTGTTGGTGCCTTCTGCAGTTCAACTCTGGTGAAGAAGCTCAATGGAGAAGAATACCTTGAAGCTTGCAAGCAAATCCTTCGTTGGGACAAGTTCAAGGGGTCTCCTCTACGCGGTCTCACGATCCGACGTGAAGGGGAATACAAGAAATGTTTGGGGCAATAAAACTCGCATTCAAATCAAGTGCCATTCTCCGAAAGCTTTCCATCTGGGTTGGTAGTCTATTGTCGGTGGGTCTTCTGGTTTGGACTCTGTACGATAATGTGCATGACAAAGGCTTTGCAGCAGGTAAGGCTGAATGCCAACTGGAAAACCAATCTGAGATCGACAGGCTGAAAGCTGATCTAGAGAAAGCCAAAGAAGAAGCAAGGAAGGACAAACATGAAGCTCTCAAGAAGCTTACTGCTCGGCATGACGCTCTTGTGCGCCAGCTGCGCGAGCGTCCAATCCGACCGTCCAGTCAAGTCGAAGGCTCCGCCTCTCAGCCACGAGGAGCAGGAAGCACTGGAGCGGGACTTTATCGGGAGGATGGAGAATTTCTTGCAGGGGAGGCTGCCGCAGCAGTCCGACTCCAAGAGGCCCTCAAAGAGTGCCGAAGAGGCTATGTGATTCAACCAAACTAGGAGACAGTCATGCCGATTGTTCCAATCAAAGACCTTGCCAAGATCGGCGTGATCCCGGATCCTCCTTCGTTGCTCACGCCTCCGAATGCATTCTCAAATGCGCTCAACGTTCGCTTCCGGGATGGTCGTATCATCGGCATCCCTGGTGACGAGGTTCGCCTGACGGTGGCCTCGTCTATCTCCAACGCGCTCGAAGCGCTCTTCTGGCCGCGTACAGATGGCGCTGTCATTATGGTCGCGAAGTCTGATGGACACATCTGGGCACTGACCCCGAAGCCTTCCGGCGGTACGACCGCAGGCGAACAGTTCACAGCAGCGGACTTCTCTTCGGATCTAGACGCCACGTATCCCTCCGAGGGGTACCTCGATCCCACGACCAAGTGGCAAGGCGGTCTCTTCGGCGGTGGTCGTGCGGTGTTCTTTAACGACGGCGTTCATACTCCCGTGTATTGTCTCGAAGATGAGAGTGCCACAGATACTAAGTTCCGCCAGTTCCCTGGGTGGAACTATGACGGCAATACCGTCTCGGCGCAAGTCATCAAGACCTTCGGGTACTCGCTGGTCGCTGGCAACCTGACGATCAACGACGGCGTGAACGTCACTCCCGCACCTGTCACGGTCCGAGTCTCGGTGCCTGCACCTGTAGGCTCGTTCCCTCAGACTTGGGAACCGGGCGACACTGCTGCGTTGGCCGATTCGTTTGAGCTCAACTCGAAGACCCCGATCACCGACATGGCTGAGCTTCGTGGAAGCATGTTCGTGTACTGCTTGGACTCGATTCATACGCTCTCTGTGAACAACGGCTTCGTGCAGGCACAAGCCTACTCGCAGGACCACGGCATTCTCAACAAGAACTGTGTGGTGGAGTTCGACAACAAGCATTTGGTCATCGATGCAAACGACATCTACATCCACAACGGATCGGGCAGCTTCGAGTCGATCGTCGAAGGACGTGCTCGGGACTTCTTCCTGAACGACGTTGATCGCGCTCACCTGGGCAAGACCCACGTTACGATCAATCGGCGGTACAAGGAGATCTGGATCAACTACCGCTCGCGCAGGTTCCCGCCTGCCGGTAACGCCGATGGGGCCACGCTGGCTATGGTTTGGAACTACAAGGACAATAGTCTGACGTTCCGCGAGTTGCCCTGCGCGCGTGTCTGCTTCCCCGGCAACCAGCTTGTTCGGACTGGCACGACTGGTGCGATCATTGCGCAGTTCATCCCTGGTACGGAAGTCCTCTACGGACTGGCGAACAATGCTTACCTCGTAGAGTTTGACGGGGGTGATGGTCGAGAGACGTCAATCTCCTCTGTGGTGGCTCATACTCCGCTTCGCATGTTCACTGTGAACGTTCAGAGTGGCGTCGTGCTTCGAGGGTACTACCAATGGGTGGTGAAGAACCGTCTCATGATGGGTGAAGACCCCTCGGCGGCAAAGCTCATCACAGGCTTGTTCATGCTCCCGGACAACACATCCGACTACGACATCAAGCTCGCTTCGCAGAACGTCTACCCGGCACTCGCAGGCATCGAGCCCATCATCGACGATGCTGTATCAACAGGAAGTGGCGGCACATTCGTACCTGATGGTCGTCAACTCGAGATCGATCCCGGCAACACGAACAACGTGGAGGTCACCTTCACACCCACCAAGCCTTCTCTGGACGGTGGTGTCGCAACGCATGCACAATACATTCAGAAGCTGAAGACCAACGGACGAATCTTCTCCTTTGGAATTCAGTGTCGGTCAAATACAGATGGCCGACTGTCACTACCGTTCATTGCCATCGAGCTGAAAGAGGAGTCCCGGCGATGAGATTCGTGCCTCCAAGGACAGATAACGAAGAGCTTGACTTCTTCCTGGCAGAGCTAGCCCGCGCCTTCAACAACAAGACGGGCTTGCTCCCGACTGAAGCGGATGGCCTCTATGATCCGGTGGGTACAGCAGCTTCCGCAATTGCTGCACACGTGGCCGCATTGGACCCTCACCCGCAGTATCACACTGCAGCAGAGGTAGCGGCCGATGTCGCCGCAGCAATAGCTGCTCACGTTGCGGCAGGGGATCCCCATACACAGTACGTACTGGCGGATGGGACTCGCACCATTACAGACATTCAGGCCATCTCCAAGTCAGTGTCAGGCAGCGTGTTCACTGCGTTGTCCCTAAGAAATCCTGTTGCAACGACTGTCAGCACTGCAGTTCAGCTGGAGTTGCGTCCCAATCCGACAAGCGCTCGCGGTGCCCTCATCCGGTCCACACAGTCCAGCTCAGGCGACTACGCGACGTTGGGTTTCTACATTGTCAACAATGCGGCTCCTCAGTTGGCTTTCGACATCAGTCGATTTGCAGCAGTCACCTTCTATGAAGACCTGACTGCAAATGCATTGAACAGTACCGGTGGTTTCAGCAATGGAGGCCGGTTGCGCCTCCAGCGATCCAATACCGCCCATGAGGCTTGGGTGGAGTATCAAAACAGCGGTGTTCGCTACTGGTTTCATGGTTTCACACCTGACACCACCGCTGACTTTGTTCTGAAGCGGTACAACGACTCAGGTACTTTCCAAGACAATCCTCTCAGTGTCTCACGATCCACTGGAATGGTGTCCATGCTGGGGCTCTCGCTCGTCGGCACGACACTCGGGCTTGGTTACGGAACAGGCGCAGGTGGAGTCGTCACACAGGTAACCAGCGAATCAACCGCAGTCACTTTGGACAGGCCCACTGGTCAAATCACGGGATTCACGGTTTCTCTGGGTGCCAACACAGTAACAGAGTTTGTGGTCAACAACAGTGTCGTGACTCAATACGACAACATCGTGCTGACCCCGGTGTCCGGATTCAACGGCTCAGATCAACTGGGTTTGGATGTGACAAACGTGACAACCGGTGCCTTCACCGTCCGAATCATCAATCCATTGGGGTCAGCTTCGGCAAACACTGCAAGAGTGTTTAACTTTGCTGTAATCAAAGGCGCAAACTCTTGATCTAGGAGATCAAATGTTTATTGCAAAAGA